GCAGAGAAACCTACACCTGTGCCGCACATCAGTACATATAGTATCTCATCAAATGCACGGGGTGAGTCAACAGGAATATAGGAACAGTTGTAGCCAGCAGTGTTATCTCGCTCTAGGGCTAGACCTGCAGTCATCAAAGCTCGCATAGATGGCATCACCTGTAGACTAAGTACAGCTTCTTCAAGCTCTTCTCTGTCTTGTATCTTGTGGTCATAGTTCTTCTCTAGATGAGAAGACATAAAGTCAAAGTACCTATGTACTGTTTCTGACCAAGTTTCACGCCTGTCTCCTAACCACCGAGCGTAGCGAGATAGGTGTATGAACTCTTGATAGTCTGTTGGAAAGTAGTTGTTAGCCATTCTCTCTTTGTTCCTTAATTAGTTTTTCAAGATACCACTGACACTTCATCAAATCTTTTAGTGGCATCCCTTTGTGCTTATATCTGCACACATACTTGAGGATGTTACCTTTTAAATAGCCGCTAAACTCTTCTTCAGTAAGAGACTCTCTAATTAAATCTATAGTTTCTTTACCACCATGTGTATAGTGCGCTGGACTGTTTACCGCTTGTGTTAGTTCTGCTAGCATTTTCTTTTCATTCGGCATTAGTTGTCCTCACTAAACTTAACTTTTATTACATTATCATAGACTTCTTCTACGACTAATTTCTTAGTATCTTCTTTAGCGTTTTGCTTTATCTGTTCTATAGTAGCCTCATGCCCAACCTGCATGAGATAGTCATAGTCAGTCTCTAGAAGATTGAGCATACCCTGCATCAGGACATGAGCGGGGCCAACATCTTCAGTGTCCGTAGTATCATACGCTCTGACGGTTACACTGTCAATATCGGAGGGATCAAATACTATGTACATTCTTCCTGTAGCAAGAGAGAACGACTCCTCTTCTATCCTAGCTTTCATACTTTCAGGTATGTCACTGTTTTCTTCAGTAAAAGTAAAAGTAAAGTCGTCATCATCGTCACTCATCGAACCACTCCACTGGTATCTTTTTATGCGCCCAATCAAACCCGTGGCGCTCTGCCCAAGCAGCGTGTGTAGTCTTTGATCCCTTGTATATTTTTTTGTTTCCATTAGCAAAAAAGAACTTCACTTCAAAGTCTGGGTTCTGCTTCTTGACAAGCAGATGTTTTACCCTGTCCTGCTGAGTTAGTCGTCCCTTAACTTCTATGTACATATTATTTCTAGGTATGTAGAAGTCAGGTATATATACTCTTGGGTCAGGTTGGTACGGTATCTTATCAGGTTCAAACTCAAAGGATATGCCTCTGCGACCAAGAGCAACTGCTACCTCTGCTTCAAACTTTGATCTAAATCGCATAGTAATCAAACTTGTTTTTATTTTCTGGGTTAGTATTTAACATCTCAATGTACCCCTTTTCTAAATCTTTCTGCACGTAAGCTGGGGACGTTTCTTTAACTACTGAGAAACTTATTGAAGGAAATATAACTAACCTACCTTCTCTTAGAAAAGACCGTATGTTGTGAAAACATTTTGCTACAGCCATAGAACCTTCGTAGTTAAATTCGTCCGGCGTCCATACTCCATTGTAAGACATATTCTTTCTATATATAATCTCTAGTTTACTATCTTCACGCAAAGACTTAACTAACAAAGCTTCCGTATGGGTGCTGTCTAATTTTTGTGTATCAAAATATACAAAAGCAGCTTTGTCGTTGTACATAGTTTCAAACTCACTAATTCTTTCTGTAAGAAATAAAGCCATTAGATTTCATCCTTCACATGCTTTGTGTACCAGATTCTAGGTTTTGTATTAGCCGTTGATGTAGCCTTCTGCTTGTACGCAGCTTCCGGCCAGCAGTATTTTTTGTAACCACAGTAGGAACAAGTTCTATTCATTAGTCTGTTGCCAGTGCGCTTAGTCTCCCCGGTAGCTTTATCCTTATAGCTTTCAGGCTCATCGCCAAAGGACTTCTTAAACTCTGTGCCGTTTAATACCTCTCGTATATTAGTATCGGCTAACTGTAGTGCCGCTTCTCTATCCTCATCCTGCACAAGCGGTGCTTCACAGACGGCCCATTCACCTGTAGCCTTATTAATAGCTATCCAACCACCAAACTTAGAACCAGCAGCTTCTGCATAGAGATAACCCTGTGGCACGTAACCAAACACATCATCTTTTTTGATGTTGTTGTAGCCACGATTAGCGGCAAACTTCATAGAGAATGAGCCGGGAGCCGCACTCTTTATGTCATATATCTTATCGTCTATCTTCACATCGTAAGTACCACGAAGAGTAGTGCCACCTATATCTAAGCTTACACCTTCCTGTTCACTTTGTATGTTTATACCTGCAGCTTTCATGACAGTAACTGCAATAGCTTCTATCATATCACCAAATAGAAACTTCATTACTAATGTGTAGTCTACATCTTCTTGTGCATCGTCCCTCATGCCCATCTTCTGTTGGCAGAGAGGTTTACCCACGCCTGACATTCGTACCTTTATATCCGGCTTCTCACTAAACTGACGTTCTATAGCAGAGCCGCACATCTCCTTAAACTCTTCGACAAGGTGAGGGGGAAGACCTTCGCCTTCGCCCCTCGACGCCTTCTCAAGGAAATGCTGTACTTTATGTAGCAGCATACTCGACACTAGGCACTCTCAAGTTCTTTTGCAATGTCTAGGTCTTCCCTTGCCAGTACAGTGTCTTTGCGTTCATTGTACTGTTTCAATACCCGAGTGTTCCACTTGTTAATGTCCTCCATAAAGGTATTGAGTAGTTCAATATCTTTATCAGTTACCTTAATAGGTTGAGGTTTATCGAACACAGGAGTGTAGTAAATAACGCTACCATTTACATTACGCTTAGTCGATATCTTAGCCTTCTGACCAAACATAATCTTATTAGATGGCACCTCACGAATATAATTGTTTACAGGCATAAAGGCAGAGCCACGGGCAGACCAAATAAATGGTGTACCTTTTAGGTCTACCTCTTCACCATCTGCAGTAGCAGCGTTATCTGCTTTAATGATTGTACCGTAGATAACCTGCGTACACTTGATGCTCTTTTGTATAGCATGTTCTAGAGAGTTGGTGGACAGGTTAGCTATCTCATCTTTAGCGAGTTTACCGCACTTGTTGCCGCCGCTGGTGTCAGGAAAGTCATCGCTAAGTGATGGAGCGAGAACTGTGCGAATCGAGTCTTCTGGATTCTCTTGGTTCCACAAGTCATAGGAGTAATAGCGTACAAAGAAACGCGCTTCAATCTCCTTAGCATACACAGTCTGATCATTTACACGCAGACGAAACGAACCTTTAGGCAACGTGTCACCCTCTTTGTTCTCGTTCTGCTGCTCAATGGCTAATCGTGGTAGTCCTGCTGCTACTTCAGGACGGCTATTATCAACCTGTCCTATCATAGCAGCTACTTTAGCGAGGTTCTCTTCATTTACCTCTTCTATTTTCATTAGTTCGCTCATGTATTTATCTCCTGTAAATTGAGCCAGTCAGTACCTATTTTCAATTCTATCTCAATAGGCATATCAAAGTCAATACCAAACTCTCTACTACATTCTTCTGGTATACAAAGCATACTCCTCCTTAATAATTCTATCATCTGGTCTTTCTCATCTGGATGTACGTCCATTATGATTGAGTCATGGACTGTATTTATAATTTTACTTTTTAAATGTTTCACAGCTCGTAGGCTTTTGTGTAGCCGTATCAAAGCTAGGGGTAACAGGTCAGCCGTGGCAAATCCTTGGACAGGGTAGTTCTTAATAGAGGTAGCCCCCACCGCTGTTCCGTGTCTGGTATACTTTGCGTAGGGAAAAGAGTACTCCCTGCCGGATGGCAGCACTATCTTCTTTGTAGAGACTGCTTCTTCCTGCAGCTTGTCATGCCACTCAGTGATGCCCTGATACTTGTTTCTAAATGCTGCGTAGTAGGACATCTCACGATTAGTTCCAAGTACTCCGCCGTAAAGTGGTTTGAATGTGTGCGCCTTAGCATCCTGCCTAGTAACGCCCATGATCTCTGCTGTATAGGAGTGAACATCAAACCCGCTCTTTACCTCCTCGTAGATCACTGGGTCTTTTGACAGAAAACCTGCTACACGAAACTCTAGTTGTGAGTAATCACCCTCTAGGATATAACCCCCATCATATCTAGACACGATAGCTTCTCTTGCAGGAAAGGTTGTACCTCTTGGCATATTCTGAAAGTTTGGTCTGCTTGACGATAATCTCCCAGTAGCGGTGACGCATTGATTAAAGTTAGGATGAATAAAGCCTCTATCATCTTGGTACTTCTCCAAACTGTCTACAAACGTGTTGAGATACGTCCTAATCATGGAGTATCTAGTATACTTATCTACAAACTCTCTTGCATCACCTGTAAGATCAAGCCGTATCTGTGCAAGAGTTTCTTTATCTGTCTTAAATCCTGCTGCCGCAGTATCCATAGGTCCTCTGGGTATTACCCGCAACCCTGCTGGTTCTCTTAGTTTGGTATACAGAACTCCCATTCCTTTACATGTTTTACACTTACTCGCATTCTTACTACGCTTACCTGATTTAAGAAACAACCTTACCCTACCGAAGCCATGACAGTCTGGACATTGTTCACCTTTAGTCTTAACAACAGGAGGAGCTAAGGATTTAACAGTAGCACTAAAGATAGCAGGAGACATATTAGTTTTTCTTTTCTGTCTTTTTGTATGTCCGCGCTGCTCAGTTCCTATGTTAAACTTTTCTTTCCACTCTTTCTTGTCAGTAACCTTTCTCGAATAAAGTAGTATGCTCCTATCATCGGGGCTATCAAGATTAACAGGAGTATCACCCATAGCACGTTCAGCAATATCCATAAGATCACTGTACAAGCCATCATACTCCTCTTGATACTCTCGCTTAATCTTAGCAAGTTTTTCATTTGATATCTTTATGCCGGATCTCTCTATATCAATCAGAGCGTCCAGCATCTCCATGCTTAGTTTAACAGTAGGGTGCATTGGGAAAGCTCATCTGCAATTCATCCAGTTGTGATTGTGCTAGCCTAGCTGTAGTCCTGACATCGGCTAAACAATATTCTTTAACTATATCCGGTGGCATATCTTCATAAGATACCTTGTCCTTGAGATACTTCTCCGTTAAGTCTGTCCTCTTCTCTGGCAAACCTCTACGTTTAGCACATTCGGCTAGACTAATAGATTGTTTAATGCCTCTAGCACAAAGATACTCTGCAATCATTGTATCCCACAGGGGATTAATATAGGTAAAGCCACACTCACGTAGCCACTGCAAGTCGAACTTTAGGTTGTGTCCTACAAGACAGGTAGTTTCATCTAGCTTCTGTTGTAAACGCTTGGCACCATCAGGTGTAGGCTCGCACTGATTATGATAGAAGAAGTACTCACCATTTTCTACAGTAGAAAAATCTAGCGCAAAACTTTCGTAGCCAACAAATACAATCTGTTGACCTGAGTAAGGAGATGAAATAGACTTATCAAAGTCGATAGTTGTTTCTATATCGAGTATTGTAATCACGAAAATATATCCCTGTCTCCATCTCTTCGTAGTACAACAGACCCATGCCAACCATTTATCTTGTTCTTGGAGAACTTGATAGTTCTAAAGTCTTCATGTTCTGCTACACCTATTCCTATAATTATATCAGCCTCACCAGCCTTACCTGTCTTACTACCATCTAACATGGAATAGTCAATTGTCTCTCTACCATGTGCGTCATAGGACGCTTGGGAGATAGCCCAGACTGCTACATCGTGGCGCTTGGCTAGCTCTCTTGACCTGCAGTACAATTCCTTCAGCCTCTCATCGCCCCGTGAAAACTCACCGTCAATCCTTATCTTGTCTAGCTGGTCTATAAAGATAACATCAACTTCGTTGCGTGTACAGTAGTCTTCTATCTCCTGT